TAGAGTCTCAATAAACACAACTGATTGTTACTCGATACACCACCGGGTATAAGCGATTGCAATCGAGGTCGCAGTGAATGTAACTGCAAAAAAAAAGACTGTTGACATGAAAGTAAAAATCAGTCCTTATGTAAACTGGATTAGACCATATCAAATTGCAGAAATGCTTTGCTTTTGGGTCAAAGAAGTTCCTGATGAATACGGTATCCCTCGTAAACCAGACTGGGTGTATAATTTTGGAACGTGGCTTGCAAAAGATAAGTATGGAAACGATTCTTGGTTGACACGGTTCTGTAATTGGCTTAATTCTAAGAGGAAGCGAAAGGTCGAGGTTCGTATCGACAAGTATGACACTTGGAACATGGAAGAAACTCTGGCCTACATCATTCTCCCCATGTTGAAACAACTGAAGGAAACCAAGCATGGTTCACCTCACGTTGATGATGAAGATGTTCCGGAAGAACTCCGTTCAACATCAGCGCCGCCAAAAGAGAATGAATACAATATCGACGCCAATCACCACAAGCGTTGGGATTGGGTTCTTGATGAAATGATTTGGGCTTTCGAACAACTACACCCTGACAACGACTGGGAAGAACAATATCGATCCGGTAATCTCGATGTCAAGTTTGTACCTTGCGAATGGGACAATGACGGAAATCCCATATTGTATCAAATGGAGAAGGGACTCAACGATACATACAAGTGCGACTATGAAGGAATTCGAAAGCACGAAGAACGCATTCGACGTGGAACAACCTTGTTCGGGAAATACTACCGAAGCCTCTGGGACTGATTTCTTTAGGTGGTTCCGCGAAATTAAAGAATTCGGAATTAGATGAAACATTTTGGAGTCGCAGAATGAACGAACGAATTAAAGAACTTGCTGCACAATGTCGAGAAACACATCTCTCAAACACCGGTGAGTGGTATACCGAGTTTGATGAAGAAAAGTTCGCCGAATTGATTGTCAGGGAATGTGCGCATATTGCTTTCTCACAGGCAAGCCATTACGCAGAAACGCAGAATAAAGGTTCTGCTGCCAGTGCTGCTGACTGCATCGGGCGATTGATTAAGATTAAATTCGGGGTTGAAAAATGAATGAAAACAAAGATTGGGAATCGAGTATTAGCAAAAGTTCAAAGTAATCATGAAGATTGCAAGGACATTCTTCAAAATGCAATCGATAATGCTTATGTCGATATTGACTATTATGTTGCCAAGGATTTGATGGAAGCACATGCCCGCCTAATTGTGCCAGATCGAGACGAAGGCGGTAATTACTTAGAACCTGATTATAAAATCATCGAGGCTATAGAATTGGTGCTCAGTTACTATATGCCAAAAGACAAGTTCAACGAATGGTTTAGTAAAGTGCAAGTCGATAAAACAATTACGGGGGCTGTTCTAGAAACTAATGATGAAGTATGACCAAAAGACAAAGTTATTGCTGATAAAGAGAGCAATGATGCCTGTTGGGTTTAGCAAAATAACCAAGGTTCCTGTTTTAGCTTATGCATCAGAGAGGTACAATGGCGTCAAATGCGTAGTTGCTAATGGAAGAGCCTACTCTAGCAACCTTCTAGAGATACCTAATAATAAGATTCAGAGGGTATTCAGAAAATACAGAGTGGTGTTGGATTATTTAGACGGTGAAATAGTAGCGCTAAGTGAATTAGGTAGAAAAAAGCTAATATTTAATAGATGTGCAGATGTTGATTTTGTGTTCTATGTACATGACTTTGTTGATACAGGTCATTCTATTTATTGGACAAGTAGGTACAAGCAATTGATTGACATGAAAGACGAGTTCCCAGAGTTTGTTGTTGTAAAGGATTACTACAAGCTAACCGAAAGCCAGTCTAAAGAAAATCCTCTTGGTTTACCAGAGGCTTCGTTGTTAGAGCTAAAAGAGAAGTTTATGGCTTCAGGAGCAAAGAGTATATTTGTACGAGACGCCTACGGTAAATACATACAAAGAGATTGTCGTCCATCGACGCCTTATGTCTTTGATTTGCCGTTTGAAGACGTAGAGGCGGCTTCCATCCTCATCGCTACCGGAACGACCTATCTGTCAACGACTTAATAGTAAAAAGATATGTCGTGTCCTTGACTTGGCGCGTAGCTGTCCTATAATGATGTTGCTGCCGACAACCAAGGCTACCTACGACACGATATGCCGGAAGTAACGCCTGTGGAGATACGAGTAGCGGTTGCGCGCTCGACATAGGAACCAATCGAAACGATTCATTCCGACTCGATGTCGGGCGGAGTGCCGTAGGAATCCTCCGCCTAAAGTCGGAGCAGGATGTCAACCTAGGAGAAAAGTATGGATAGGGAAAAAAGCCAAGTAGAAAGGCTATACGAAAAGCTAGCCGCTTTATTTGATTCTAGAAGGAAAACGTGGGGTGAACTACACCCAATGGAACAGTTAGAGTTCGTCGATGCTGTCAATGTTATACTGAAAATCGTGCAGAGATAAACATGGGGCGTTTCGTTAAGCACGCATCTTGTAGTGTGTGTGGTTCGTCAGATGCTAAAGCAGTGTATGAGGACGGTTCTTCGCACTGTTTTTCTTGTGGCCATACAATTCCGTCGGAAGAGTACAGAGCAAAGTATAAACATCAAGTGAAATCTTTTGAAAAGGAAGTGCAAATGGAGATGGAGCCGAAACAAACCAAACCTGCTTTAACCGAAGAGGAAAACCAAACCATCAAACAGGCAACGACTACAGATGGCAACGGGTTTCGTGGAATAAGGAACGAAATCTATAAGCACTTTGGTGTTCGGCATTTGTATTCATCTTCTGGTGAATTGCTAGAGCAATATTATCCTTGTACTCAAGATGGTCAGCTAGTAGGCTACAAGATCAGAGAGCTACCAAAAACCTTCTATTCAAAAGGAAGGACTGGAGCAGAATGCGACCTGTTTGGTCAGTTTCGTTTCATGCGCGGTGGCAAATACGTCTTGCTTGTAGAAGGAGAGGTAGATCAACTCTCAGCATATCAAATGCTGAAGGATTACAACTCCAGCAAGGGTAGTGACTACGAAACCGCTGTTGTTAGTCCTACAACCGGGGCCAATTCCTATAAGCAAATCGCAGCACAATACAAGTTCTTCGATAGCTTTGACAATATCATTATTTGCTTTGATAATGACAAGGCTGGTAAGGATGCCTTGCAAAAGATCATCCCTGTTTTACCAAAAGGTAAGGTAAGGGTTATGCAAATGGAATTAAAAGACGCGAATGAATACCTGCAATCTGGTAGACAGCGGGAATTTGTTCGTGCTTTCTATGAGAGCAAGCCATACGTACCTGTTGGTGTCCTGGGTTCTAGTCAACTGTATGACCGTATTCTAGAGCAAGCGCATACACCAAAAGTACCTTTCCCACCGTTTATGCGGCGTTTGAATGATATGCTTGTTGGTGGATTACCTTTGGGGCATATCGTCAACATTGCCGCTGGTACCGGATTGGGTAAGACCTCATTCATCAACGAGATGGTGTATTACTGGATTTTCAATTCACCTCATAAAATTGGTATTGTGTCAATGGAATTGGATGCGGGTCAATACGGTGAGTTGATTCTTGGCAGGCACCTGTCACGAAAACTAGCTCTGATTCCGGATGAACAGAAGAAGCTAGAGTATCTGACCAGTGAAAAGGTTAAGAATAAGGCAAACGAGTTGTTCTTTACCAAAGATGGTAAAGACAGGTTTTATCTTTTGGATAACCGAGATGGTAGTATCGAAGAAATCCAAAATACAATCGAAGAACTTGTTATTTCCTGTGGGTGCAGGATCATTATCCTAGACCCGTTACAGGATATTCTAGATGGTCTTACCATTGATGAACAGGCTGTATTCATGAAATGGTGCAAAGGGTTGATCAAAAGCCATAATGTAACCATGATTCTGATCAACCATGTTCGTAAAGCATCTGGTAGTTCTGGCAATTCAGCTAAGGGGGATAGCTTCACTGAAGAAGAAATCCAAGGGTCGTCTACAATCATTAAATCTGCATCTGTCAACATATTGCTAAGCCGTAACAAGTACGCGGAGGATGAAGTTGAACGGAACACCACAAGGATTATGCTAAGCAAAAACCGTATCTGTGGGCTAACAGGCCCTGCTGGTGAGGTGTACTATGAAAACGAAACCAACACCTTGTGGGATAAGGAGGT